GGCTGGCCCGAAATCTCCATATCCAGTTGTAGGCCCTCGGTAGGTCACTCCCTTGCTGGCAGGGCCACCAGTAGGATTTGGGTTGACGTCTCGGAAGGTGTCCAGCCTTGGCCCTTTTGAAGTTTCCTTTACTGGAGTTTTGGTTGGCTTGACTTTCGGGGTCTCCGTCGCTGGAGTCGCGGTCGTTGTATTTAAGAAGTTTTGTTGGTTCGGCCCCATTAAGGCTTGCCCCATTATGGGATTCGCGGGAGTTGCGGGAGGGTTAACCGCATCCATTGTGGTGCTTTGAGCTGTTTGAGCTGTGGACTCTGGGACTCGTGGCTTGTTTTGGGCTGGAGCAGGGGGCGTTACTTCTGCTCCTCCGTTGACTGAATCAGTTAATGAAGTGGAGGGAGTGCGAGCAGTCCTTCCTCGAGATCCGCCTTCAAGTGCCGCATACTGAGATCCCGCTTTTTTCTTCATCTCTTCGGACGCCCCCGAAATGCTCATTGATCCGCCAGTAAGTTTTCCGTCAGCTCCGATCTTTGCTGTCGGGTTTCCAAATACGCTGATTCCAGCACCTTGAAGTGCCGCATATTCTGGGCTGGCTTTTGCCATTCTAATTCCCTTGGCCGAGCGTCCGTACTTTTCGTAAATGCCCATAACCGCCGCTTGTAGGGTCTCGGCGGAAACGTTTTCACCATAATCTACTGGCTCGGGACCGCCGTAAACGGCAGGGGAAGCACCGCCACCGACGCCACCCTTGAATTCTTTGTTCCTATAGTTTCCAGTTAAATCTTGTAGGGCCATCTACAACAACTGGACAACAGAGTGTAGGCCTCAACAGATTTTCTGTTGGGTGCGACGCATTAGGAGTAACTGGCGACAGGGGTTCTTGCCATATAGATTTGCTGAAGATCCTTGGGTAAAGTCCTTACTGCTGATGGGGTGTTAAATCTGGTAGCCCCTGCGATGGTGGTAAGCCCGATAGCTATTGCCAGAACATCGTCATCGTGCCTCCCAGCGGCCGCCTCAGATCTACCGCTGTCTGTGATAACAAAGGTCTTCAACTCCTCGATGGCGTGACGGCAATGTATGTCGATTCCAGACCCTTTTTCGTCGTGATCTCTGATAGCTGACGCAAGTTCCTCAATGACAATGCGTCTGGTCTTGTCTGTGGTCTGCCATCCCAAGGCCTTGCTACGCCTAGATTCTCGTAAATTGAAGATTTCACGCTGATAAAGGTTAATGCTTGATTCTTTGAGTAGCTCGATAAGGGCCAGTCCTGGGCCGTTGACTTCTGGGACTACCAAACACCCTCCGTAAAACAGGGAAAGTCTCTCAATAAACTCGGCTAATACGTCAATATCGACTCGGCAGGGAGGTCTGACCCTTGCCACGAGGGCAGGGCGGATCCACGAGCCGTCAGAATCGAAGTATCCAGCCCTTAAAACGACCACAGAGTGGGAATCTGGGTCAGATCCAGAGACTTGTGAGTTGCCTGTCATACAATCTGCTGAAATTAGGTATCTGCCGTTTTCTTTTGGATTTTCCCATAACCACGCCCAGCTTTCGGCCATAGAACAGCTCCTAAAAATGGGTTTTGTGAAGTTAGTAGGTACGTCGATTGTGCCATAAATTGGGTCTTTTATGGTTTTTTCGAGAGCTGATATGCCAGATAGGTCAAATCGAGGCCGTCCAGACGCCAAGAAGCAACTGATTGGGTCAGAAGGGTACTCTTGCTCGAATTGTTTAACATCTCCACCGCACTTCTCCTTGATGACTCGACGCCTCCAAGCAAGTTGGTTATCGGTCAGCGAAAACTCCTCTTGTAGGGATTGCTCCTTAAAAGACAGCTCAAGAGGTTCAGTTACAGGCTCTTGGTTTTCCTCGAAGTTATGCCAAGCGGCGAAAATTCGGATGTATCCGTTTCCTGTTTTCCCGCTCTTGTACTCATCAAATGTGACCGCACTTTGCCAAGTATTGTAAAAAGCTCCACCAGCTCCGTTCGGGGTGGATTCCTCGATGACAATGGTGTTGGGTGAGGTGGGTACGCAGTTACGAATAGCCAATAGGATCTTTTCACCAGACCGCTCTCCAGCTCGACGATAGTGGGCGACCTCAGAACAGAGAAGGGCTTGGAGGGTCATAGACCGCCCTGCACCAGGATCGTTGGCTGTTTCCTTGGCGATTCGGCTTCCGTTGGATAATTCGCCTCTGGAGACGCTGTATGTCTGCCCCCAGTCGAGATTGTCGTTTTCTACATACCGATTTACCATATTCAGAAGGTTCTGAGAGGTATCCAGCTCGTCGCCGAGAACACAGGCCGTAGCGTTTTCTGTGCTACGGATAAAGTGAGTAATGACGGCGGCCGTAATGGTGCTTGATCCCATCTGCCGAGGCTTCAAGACAACAAGGCGAATAGGTTTTTGGTTCTTCTTTAGCCAGCGGATGACTTGGGCAACGTGCTTCTGGAGATAGTTAGCCCTTGGGCTTACCAGCTTTGCGTCCTTAGTAAGGATCTTGGTGTAGGTCTCCCACCACGCAAGGAAGTCGGCCTGTGCAACCGCTTCGATGGTCTCGATGGTTACTTGCGCTTTTTCTTTTTCGGCCATTGCCAGTAGACTTCCGTGCCTTTACCAGATCCAAAGGTGGCTGTTTTCCACTCTCCGAATTTGTTTTCCCGACGCTTCTCCGAAAGGCTCTTTAGCTTATTTTTTTTCATACTTCCACCAATCGGCAGAATCAGTCGGTTTGTTGATTTTCTTTGCTAACGTGGAAATTGTTTTTCTGGCTTCACGAAGTCCAATGGTTAATCGAACGCAAGGAGTTCCATCCTTGTCTAGGAAGCATTCCAAGAATCCTTCATCGTGAAGATAGGAGATCGCCGCTAGGGCTTCTTTTTCTCGGTTGTAGCTCATAGGGTTAGTCCTAATTTATTATCTATAACATACTGTTCTAATTCTTCTTCAGTATCTGCAATAACCATGGTCAAGGGGCTAGATGTGTACCCAGAGCATTGTATTGGTTGAATTGTAATTACCTTTGTATCAGCATCATAAATCATCCACCAGTCTAATTCCGTAGTATGAACTTCATCTGGAAATGGGATAATCTGTTCTGCATTTACATTTTGATTAGAATAAATTTTCATATTAGTTTGTAGTTACTGTCCACCCTCTGGAAATAAGAGTAGCTTTATCTGTTATCCCTTGGCCAGTAGGTGAAGCGTTTCCTGTTCCACCCAAATTCAAAATTCTAGTACCAGTTGTTTTGTTTGCTGTAACAAAAGCCGCTAAGATTGCGTTTACTGCGTTAGCCGTTAAAAGATTATTTTCCGCCCTAAAATCACCCAGACTATTAGAGATATAGCCCGACACATTTTCGCCCGCAAAGCCTGTTAATCGATTTGAGTAGCAGTAAAACGACCGAATATAAACCAAACTTAAATTTGGAATTAATCCTGTAAGTTGATTTGAGTAGCAAACAAAATTTTCTAGAAAAAAACAATCCTTTAAAGAGGGAATCGATCCTGTGAGTTGATTATTGTTGCAACGAAAATCTCTCAAATCCCCACCTGCACCCCCTGGGCTTAAGTTCGGAATTGATCCTGTAAGCTGGTTTGAATAACAATAAAATACTTGTAAATAATTCAATCCACTTAAACTTGGAATTGTTCCTGTGAGTTGATTATTGTTGCAACGGAATATCCGCAAATTAGTTAGCCACATTCCGTTCAAACTTGGAATTGTTCCTGTGAGCTGGTTTGAATAACAAGCAAAATCTCTCAGACTACTCAATCCAGCTAAACTTGGAATCGATCCTGTTAGTTGGTTTGAGTAGCAATAAAATTCTCTTAGATTACTTAATCCACTTAAACTTGGAATCGACCCTGTAAGTTGGTTTTGGAGGCAAGAAAAACTTTGCAAATCGTTCAATCCGCTTAAACTTGGAATTGATCCCGTGAGTTGGTTTGAGTGACAATTAAAATTTTGTAATCTAATAAATCCACTCAAACTTGGAATTGATCCCGTGAGTTGGTTTGAGTAGCAATAAAAATTTTCCAAATTATTCAATGCACTTAAGCTGGGAATAGATCCAATTACTTTATTATCAGAAAAATGAATAGTTTTGAAATTACTATTTTGAGCATAACCAGACAGTGCTGTAATGTCATTGGAATTGCATCTAAACTCTTGTAAATTAGGAAAAGCAGATAAATTAATAGTTCCACCAAGTCTTGGAGAGCTTGTACCGCAGATAATTTTTGTAACAACGGCGTTGTCATTTTCAAGCTCAATACCATTCGTAGTCCCCAGAGTCTTATTTACACTCACCCCGCTTGTGAGGGGCGTAGTTGTTCCGTCACCCCAGCTTACAGTCAATGCATTGGTGAAAGTCGCTACAAATCCTGTAACAATCTTACCAGAAGTAAATAAAAGGTTAGTCCAGAACTCAAGCTGAAGCCCAAATATGTATGGATTAATTAGGAAGCTCATGCCTGTCCGATTAAAACGACTTTAAGCCCCTTGCCAGCGATCGCGGAGCCGATCTGGTCGATGTCGATGGTGATTTCAGCGTCGTTAGCAATAGAGGAATCTGAAATGACGGCGGGAGAAGCTGCGGTTAGCGAAGTCTTCTCGTTTGCATCTATTGATAGTTTGGTCGAAAGCACACTCGTTCCGTTTTCGTTAATGTCCACAATGATTGCAGAGCCTGTTGGGGCGAGATTAACCGAGGCACGGACACCAGTAAGCGTAAAAGCATAGGGGGATCGAAAAGTAACTTTGTTTGTACCTACTGTGAGATTGCTTACTTCATCAGAGCAAGCGATGACAAGTTGTCTTGAGTCAGGAAGGTATCCAGCGGTAATCGCACCCCCAGTTGTCGTAATAACTGGAAGATTGGCAGGGGCGTTTTGAGTGGATTGAGTTACAAGAATAAATCTGCTTCCACCCGCTCTTAACGCAAGTCCATCCACATATCCAGTACCCGCACTTTCTATGGTGATTGCACCATTTGAGGCAACTTGGATTGAGCCACCTACCCCCGAGCCTTGGATCATCGGGTATGTTCCAGCCCCAGAAAATGCGTCAAGGGCAGAGGCGGAGATAATGCCTCCGTATGGAACAAGAACTTTCCCGTCATTGGTTATGTTCCCGTGCGTGTGAGAGGTCGGGGCTTTCCCATCCAAAGTTGTCTGGAGGTTGGTGACATCAGAAATGGCGTGAGTGTGGGTCGTTGGTGTTCTGGAATCAGACAGCCTTGAATCATTTCCTTGGCAAAAGCTGTTAGTAGTAGTGCCAAAAGTTCCCGTGGTTACAACGCCAGAGGTTGTAGTGATTAAAGGAAGGTTAGCAGTTGAGCCTACTGCACCAGCATTTGTTATATTTCCGTGAGTGTGAGAGGTTGGTGTTCTGGAATCTGAAAGCCTTGAATCATTGGTGACAACCGCAGTACCAGTAATGGCAGAAGGGGCAATCCCAGTTGCGGGGGCATAGCTACCAGAGGCCTGCTTGCCGTCTAGGGCTGTTTGTAGCCCTGTTACATTATCAATCGTGTGCGTATGGGATGACAATGCCTTTCCGTCTAAAGCTGTTTGTAGGCTTGTTACTTCGGAAATTGCATGACTATGGGCAGTTGGTGTTCGGGGATCTGAAAGCCTTGCGTCGTTAGTCAAAACCAGATTGGCCGTGTTCGCAATTCCGTGGACTGAGGTTGTTGCCGAATTATGCGTTGTGATTTTCCCGTCAACCTCTGCGTCTAGTGCGGCTTGATCGGGCAGATTGGCTGTAGGAACTTTAGCGTTTGCGTCCAGCGGGGCATAGCCGTAAGCAACGCCCTTGTTGTCCTTGGACTCGGCATTTGAGACGCTTGGCTCGGGAACGAAGCCGTCCGTGTATGGAATTTGTATTGCCACAAATCACACGCTCGAACCTATTACCAATCCAGCAAACAGGATCTGCGGTATGCGTCGTTATCGCATAATCATGTGAGCTTCTGAATATGCCCAAGCTGGGTTCTTATGGATCTTATCGTGGCAACTGAAGCAAACCCCCAGGAAGTAACCAGCGTCGGTTAGCCTGTCTCCAAAGCGACCTCTTTTGTGGTGGATCTGGTCGGCGAGTCTGGAATGGCAGACTTCGCACATAGGTTTCTTGTCTAGGTAATCTTTACGGATCTTTGTGTAGAGCCTGTTCTGTTTGGCTCGCTTCTTGGACACCCTGCGGAGGGGCGACCTTTTCAAGACTTTGCTATTTGTTTTAAGGCTTCTTGAATTGCGTAGGAAATGACGGCCTGTCTGTCTTTTTTCAATAACTTCATTCCGCTTTGAAAAAGCCTCTTCTCGGCTACAGCGTCAAAGGTAACGTCCACTTCGACCATTTTTGGAGCTGGCCGAGATTTACCAAACTTGATTAGCCCAAGGTTCTTTTTCACTAGCAGTCCCACTTGCGAAGGCTCTTATTGATTCGGCTGTCTGGGTTGCTGGCTGTTTTGCTTGAAGTTAGTTTTCGTTTCATGCCCTGCATTCTGGCGCAGAAAGATCTCCGCCTTGCGGCCGATGTTTCTGAATTGGAGGCTTCTTCACGACTTACTGGAGCTTTGAGCGTGCCACCAGTTTCTCTGTTGTAGCTACGTCTCCCAGCCTCGTTGAGGCCTCCGTCTGGGTTTTTCCCTTGCTTGCGTTGCCAAGCGGGACTTTTCACTGCATCTCTTTCGCCGCTTGGGCTTGGGCATAGTGCTGGTTGACGGCGGCTAATCCATCGGCTGTAAATGTATTTTTGGCTTCTCCCTCGTATCCAAATCCAAACGCTTTGTTTTTTGATAGGGCAAATCCATCCTCTATCCCACCCACGTTGCCCATATCTGAAGATTCGGCTTCTTGTTTTTTCTTTTTCTTGGCTAATTCTGATTCTGGCAAAGGGCCAGCGTATTCAGCCGATTCCATAACTACTCGGCGTAGGATTTGCGGATGTTTATTTTTTTGGCTGTCTTTGCTGACCGCTTAAAGTTTTCTGCCGTGGGCGCACCTTCCGACCCAGGCTTACGCATTTTCTCGTTACTTCCAGCGGCAATTCGTTTCCGCTTGGCGTGAATGTTGGCGTAGAGACCTTTCATTACTCTTGGTAGGACTTGGCTACGTTGATTTTCTTTTTGGAGAGCTTCTTTGGAACGAATTTCTTAATAAGAGTCTTATTGAGTTTCCAGTTGGGATCATTGATGGAATTATCCGCACCCATTCGCAGGGCGTTATTCTGGTTCTCGGCGTCAGTCGCTCCGTAGGTATCTTCTGGGCCAGCGTATTTATCGGCCATAAATTACTCTTGATAAGCCTTGCGGATGTTAATTTTGGGGGCCTTGTCGGCGTACTTGGCGCGAGCCATCGGAGTGTTGGCGACTTTATTGCGTCTTGCTGAATCCATTTCCTCATAAGTATCGAATCTGTCGCTTCCGTCGCTCGACCAAGCTGTTTTTTTCTTCAGTGTGGATTGATTGGAGATCCGCTCCATGGGCTTTCTTTTGCTTTTGATGTCATGTGGCATTGCGAATTCTTCAACTGGTCCTTTGTATTTGTCTCCCATTCGGCGAGAATGGGATCGGCGATATTTTTTCAAAAGCACTTTTCGTTATCAAGCGACGCATAGCTCCGTGGGGTGTGGTATCGCTTTTTATTTCAGATATTTGTTTTTGAAATGGCCGACGTGAAAGAGGCTTGGGACAAGTTGAAGACCGACGGGTTCTTCACGCCACACCTACGAGTCAAAGAAGCTGGGAGCAAGGGGCTGGGAGTTTTTGCAGATATCGATATTGAGAAGGGAAGGCCGATTGAGTTTTGTCATTCCATTGTGATGGACTATCGCAATAAGTATCAGCACGACCCAGAGTTTCGTCGCTACTCTTACTGGGCTAATTGCGAGTGCGAGGAATGTAAAAGGCACGGAGCGCAAGCTGTTTTACCTTTGGGCAATGGTTGTATTTACAACTCCGCTGAAACAAAGGAGCTATCAAATTGTGCGTACAAGGTAATAGCAAATCAGAGGTTGGTGCTTTTCTACGCAATCAAAGATATCAAAGCAGGGGAGGAGATTTTGACTTGGTGGGGGCAGGGGTATTACAACCGATATTGTAAGGCTAGTTCTCCCCCCGATAACAAGGAGGCTGATGGTACAGCGTCGGCCACTTCTGGTTCTTATCCGACATCTCATACTGAGTCTTCGGATCCACGCCCAATCGAAACTTCGGTAGAAGCACAAGCCGAGACCAGCCAGTAAGTTTATTAAAGACGCTAGGCCTTCCAGCTTTGGGGATTCCTGTAAGTAGTTTAATCATCTTGGCTTCTCGTTGTTGCTTTCTCCTTTAATACCTTTCGCCATAGACGCCAAGCTGTTCCTGGTGAAAGTCCTAGTGTTCGGGACAAATGACGGACACTTACCACCTCACCAGAATCAATCACAAGCCTAGCAAGCTGGAGCTGTTCTTGGGTAACGGATGTAAGCCGACCACAATGTACGCCTCGATCCATAGCGGCACGCATCCCAGCTTTGGTACGCTCACGAATCAGATCCCGCTCAAACTCNGCNACGGCCGCCAACACATTAAGCTGTAACTTGGAGGCGGGGTTCATCGTACCGCCTGTCGTGTCGATACCTTGGGAGGGGACACATAACCCGCAATCATACGAAAGAAGGTCGTTAATCAATCCAGCCAAGTGTTGGGTAGACCTACCAAGCCTATCGAGCTTCCAAGCCAAGATAACTTGGATCTCCTTGTCCATCGCCGCCCGCATCATCTTGTCCAAGGCTGGGCGTTCGGTAACCGACCCAGATATTCCGTGATCCTCATAGAATACAGGAGTCCAGCCNCGAGCCTTGCAGATCTGGGTAAGGTTATCCTTTTGAAGGTCGGTGTTCTGTTCGTCTGTAGATACTCTTAAATAGATACCAGCATTTGATGTAGTCATATCCCTGTAGTCCTTTGCTGTTCCCAAATTTGTGGCAGGGTGTCCGAATTAAAAGGGGGTACCCTTTCGGACAAGGTTTCTGTGACAGAAATCGTGACATAACGGTTTTGTCACGCAAATGTCACGCCTTGGTAGTTTCTAATAATTAACCTATTCCAAAAACAAGTCGTGACACGTCACGCTCTGTCACGCCCTTGCAACGAAATAATCACGGGGCAGAAGCCAGAAGCCAGAAGCCAGAAGCTAGATATACAGGGGAGTGGCTGTCGCCACATACGTTCGTGTTTTTCTTTATTAAACTCGAATTAGAAAGGCTATGCTAACATTACGCATTCTAACGACTCGGATCGTTTCTAGGGGCATTACAAAGCGATTGTGGGGCTTTTAATAATAGAGTCTGACGTTAGATTTTATAAGAGAGGCGTGTTAGAAAAAAGGGGGAGGGGGGGGGTATAGGGT